GTTAGCTGAATCCAGAGCAAAAGTTACATCTGTTTTTGCTGGCGCTACCGCTAATGCTTCCTGGCTAATATTAATAGCTACAAATGCTTCTCCAAATACTGGTCTTCCGTCATATCTTGCTGTTCCTTTAAATACTGTGTTATCTTCAATAAACTGTACATGTTCAGATTGTGCTAATTGAGCTCCAGCTCTTTCAGCAAGTAAATATAGTGACCCGTACCCACCAATGATATGTCCATTTGGAATAAAATCTAGGAATTCAATGTCTCCACCGATTATAGGCATTGTTTGATTCTGTCCAGATACAATAGCTCCTGCTGCATTAATAGTTAACGCTTTGGCTTGAAGCGTAGCAAAAGTATTTTCACTCATTGCCCAGAATTTTCCACCTGTGGAATAGTTAGCTTCTACTTTTCCTAATTTTAGAACTAGGTCTTTATAAAATTCTAAATCTGTTGAAGCTGCTGGATCTATTACTAAAAGATTAGAAACATGAAGATCTGTCCATGTTGGTGCATGAGTTCCCCAATAAGCAGGTTCAGCTGTTTCTGCAAGTCTTGTTACTATCCCCACAGGCATTTTATTACCAGTTCCATAAAGTATAGCTTTGTCTACTCCAAGTCCTAGAGACTGTGCCAACATTGTTAAAATTTCATTGGCTAAATTTAAATCTGAATCTTCTAGCGTTGCATTGCATATTGCGATAAATCCGCCTACTTTATATCCATCTACTTCGATTTGATTAAATACAATGTTCAACTCATTTAATTTAGCACACGCTTCGGTCCAAATAGCCTCAGGAATAGTTCCAGCTATGTTCTGTCTTGCTTTTCCTTTCACTGGCTTAAGGTTTACTCTTTTAATTAGCTTAGAATAGCTGTGAAGATTGTCCCTAAGTAAATCAAGCATAACTTCTGGTATAGTAAGGTCTGCCCCAGTTACCGCTCTTTTTTCAGAAATCAAACCTCTAGTTTTTTCTAAAAATTCTTTTACCTCTTCTCTTGTTACTAAACTCTCAGCTCTTTCTCTTGATAATCCTCCAAAAAATGCTTGTCTTGTCATATAGATTTCATCTCCCTCATTCTTATTTTTTTCTCTGTATTCTTCATTCCCTGTTTTATTTGCCTTAACAGGAGCAGGCTCATTGCTTCTTATTTCTTCTAGTTCTTCCTCAAGTCCGTTTATTTCATCTTGAAGCTTCAATTTTTCTGCTTCTAACTCAGCTTTTTCACTTTCCATTAGTACAGCTTCATCTTCTACTACCTTAATTTCTTCATCAGTTTCTGCTTCATTTATAGCAGTCTCAAGTTCAGCGCTTCTTGTACTAAGCAAGGTAACTTTCTCCTCTATTAACAGCAGAGCCGACTTTCTTTTCTCAATCTTTTTAGCAATCATTAGTTGTTTTAACATTTTTTAACCTCCTCAATAAATTTGCTTTCCTTGTTTCCATTTGTTTTTCTTTATGCTGCTCTATTTCTTTATGTCTTGCTTGAACCCCAGTATCTTCATAGGCGGGGAAAGTACATACTGAAACTTCATGCAAATCTATTTCTTTTAGTTTCCATTTAACTGTTCCATCATCTCTAAAATCTGTTTCCTCACTGAGAATATTGAAACCAAAAGAACATTGATCTACATCTCCGCGCTTTACTCTTTCGTACAAATTAACAGCATCTAGATCATTAGGATTAATCCGTATGCTCCCCCAGAGTCCATGAGAATCTACTTTGAGCTGCAAAGTTCCACTTTTATTTCTGCCTAAAACTAAACTTGTATCATGATTAATAAGAGCTCTAATATCATTTCCTAAGGTTTCATTAAAAGCTAAGGCGTCTATTTCTTCATAAGCTCCTTTCCAAAGTTCAGTTTGCTTATTGAAAACTGCAAAATATCCCTCTATTATCATTTCACCTTCTTGCTCTGCCCTGGTTTTTAGTTCTGTTTCTAAGCTTCTAGTTAATCTTTCTTTTCTACTCACTATTTCTCACCACCTTTCAATTTATTCTGGTCTCCTATTTTTTCTAAAGGTATATAGTTTTCAAGAATTGTAAGCTCTGTTAATTCTTCTTTTGGAGATAATCCTATCCAGTCTCTAACTTCATTTCCTGTCATCAATCCTTTTACAAATAAATTAGACCCTACATCTGCCATGTCTTTTAGGTCATAGGCATACAAGGATCTACCGTTAAATTTAAAATATAAATCAGGGCTGTACAAAAGCTTTTTAGAAAGTTCCTGCTCCATACCTTTTGCTATTGGCATTATTGTTGAATTAATAAAAGAGTTATACTCATCTTTGTTATATGATCCAACTCCTAACATAAAAGCAGGCACCCCTATCACTCCTGCTACTGTCTTTTTATCAATATCTACTGCTTCATTTATCGCTATATCATTTAGTGTCAGTGGCTTTACTTGCTCTACTTCTATCATCTCTGCTGGTATAATCCAAGGTTCTCCAGCTTGTGTACTCTTTAGATACTTATTAAATACCTCTGCTCTACCTTCATCTGAACTTAGCTCTGCTGTAAGTGCATCAACCTTCACAATTAGAGAAGGCATATACTTGCCTGTCATAAAGCTATTCTTTGTCGCAGTAGCTTGTTTTAAATTATTTGCTATGTCTTTCAAAACAACTTTATAACCTTGTCCTATATATGGTTTTTCTGGATTTGGGTTAATAATAAAATGTAAAATTTCATCATTTTTATATATCTTTGAATCTATTCTTACTGCGTAGCCGTTTGTCGCTTCTAAGAAGTTCACTTTACTTGGCGGAATAGGTATCAAATCTTCAATCAAACCATTTCTTATAACTGGATAAACTATCGCGTTTCCTTCTCCTGGCAATAGCATTGAGTAAACTATGTTATATACCCAAGCCTTTCTTGTAAGAAGACTATACGGACTTATATCAATTTTTTTCGATAGTTCATTTCTTACCCTAACATCTCCATTTTCTGTATTTTGCATTAAGTGAATTGTCATTGATGAAACTAATTCAGCTATTTTTCCTACTGCTATTCTCACTTCTGGGTTATTTGCAAGAGTTGTGTAACCAGAAACACAGAGAGATTCATACGCGTCAGTTGTTAAAAACCAGCTACTAGGAGTTTCTCTTGTGCTAGGAGCTGCTCTTGTGCTTCTTTTAAAAAGTACTCCCATCCATTATTCACCTCCTCCCTTGAATGCAAGTAAAGCCATAACCATTAATAATATTCCTAAAACCAAAAAACCAATCCTTATATTCGTAAGGAAGGCTGCAGTAGAAATAAAAATAACTCCTAAAATAAAAAGTATCTCTATTATATTTTCTTTAATTGTTTTCATTTAATCATCGCCCCCTTTAAGCCACTTACTAGCTGTTCCGCTTTTCTCCATACTTTTTATTTTTCTGACTGCAGCGAATACACTAGCATCAAATAAATCTATTCTTTGTGTGCCTCCATCTCCATCAACTTTTTCATATTGAATCATATCATCGGTTTTTTCTATAGCCCTAACATTCTGTAAACAATACTCATATGCTTGTGAGTGTAAATAGTATAAATCTCCATCTTTTGCTTTCTTTTCTATTCTTCTAAACCCTTGAGATTTATTAATATATAACTGAGGTTCATCGATAACTCTAAAACCTGACTTTCTCATACCAATATAGAATTCTTGCCCAAATTTTCTATCAAATCCTACTTGTTTAATATTGAATCCTTTTTTCTTCATTAATATAAACCAATTTATTATGTCCGAATAGTTAACAGTTGGAGTATTACACATTGTAAGATGCCCATCATCTTTCCAGCCAAAAAGAGGAATGTTGTCTTCTTCTGCTTTCTTGTAGGCCATTATCACTGGAAACCATGCATGAGTTATTACTATGTCCACATCTCTATATGTCCCGTTTTCATCTTTGTACGCATTCGCATAAGTTCCGTATAGTGCTGCAGCCGTTAAGTCATGTAGCTTAGATAAGTCTGCTCCTCCAAACCATTCTATTGGCAATCTTGCTAACTGATCTAAAGTCCAATTATATTTTTTATCGCTGTTTCTAAATTCATCCACATTAAAATATGCTCTCATTGCAGAAGTATAAATATTTAATTCTTTTGAAAAAAAATCTTTTCTTTGTTGTGGATCATTTTGAGCTTGATATGCCTCACTTACCATATCCTCTGGCCTTATAGTTACTCCATAATTAGGGTTTGCTTTTTCATGCTCTATTGGATTTGTATAATCTACTTCTCCTTTTTCATCCTCATCTGCTTTAGTTATAAAAACAAAATAAGCTTCATCAGTTGCAGTCTTATCTAATATTTTTTGACAATACTTAAGCCGGTTATAACAAAATGAATTCATGTTATCCCCGGCTGTGGTTATGCCTATCATTAATTTATTTGTATAAGCTTTCATAGCTTCTTTGATTATGTTGTACTGCTTTGGACTTTTATATGCATGAACTTCATCTGCTATGCCTACATTACAGTTAAGTGAATCTTGTCTATCCGGGTTAGCCGCTAAGGCTTTTATATATATTGAGCCATCTCCTAAATCTCCAGATATTGAATGTTCTTGATTATTATCTAAAATCCTAAAGTTTTCTTTCTCTCCCATTTTTTCAAGGTTGAAGTTTATAAAATTCCAACTTTGTAAAGATTGTTCAAGAGCAGCTCCAACTATATAAATTTTGGAACCTGATTTTCTTCCTAGTAATCCTAGCGCCCAAGTAAGGGCACCTACAAATCTCGTCTTACCATTTTTTCTAGGAATAAATATAAAGGCTTCTTTGAATCTTCTTATCACAGTTCCTTTAAGATAGAATCCTAACAAATTATATACTATAAATTTTTGCCACGGTTCTAATAAAAAGGGCTCTCCTCTGAGCGGAGTTCCATCTAATTTTTCTCCTTGGTCATGCACAAAAGTTTTTTCAATTATTTGGATTACAAATTCTGCATCTTTAGGGTTGAAATCATACTGTGTATTTTCTAAATCATTAATAAATCTATTACAGGCTTGAATAAGTTCTTTACAAGCAACTTTTTTCCCATTGACTATACTTGTAGCATAGTCTAATACTGTAGAATAATTTTTATATTTGTTATAATTCATTTATTTCAACTCACTTAATATGCTGGCTAGTTTAGATTTGCTAGCTTTCTCTGCCGTGACATTCTCCAGGGACTTTGGATTGAGACAAAGTATATTTGAGTATGTTGCTATATCCATCCTTAGTTTTTCCATCGCAGAAAATAAAGGAGTCTTTCTCATATTAGTAGCTCCAGCTTTGTTTGTATATTCTTCTTCAATTTGATAACCGTCATCCATAAACATTTCTTCAAAGTATTCATATTGGTGAAGCATACCTGCAAAAATATTAATCACATTTTTATATTCTGGCTTATAGATGCCCAAGGTTTTCATCTGTTTAATAATTTCATTTTTTATTGTCACTTGCTTCCTTGCCATCTCATCACCCCATTTCTAAAAATTATCACTCTATTGGAGAGAGTTTTCCTTCCCCGATTCCTTTAAGTCTATTATTTTATGTCAAGACAGGGGGGCTATGCTTATATATTCGCTCTACTAGTTGCAATCCCTTATCTGTAAGTCCGTCAGTGTTTCTGTCATGGAAAGTATTATGGCAATTTGCGCAACAGCTATATAAGTTATTTATATTAAATCTTAACTCCGGATATTTAGATGCAGGTTTAATGTGGTGAACTGTATTTGCTAATGTAGTCTTCCCATATCTTTTACACTCTCTACATAAATATTCATCTCTTCTTAGCGCCTTGGCTCTTATCTTTTTCCATTTCATACTTTTATAATCCATTAATCAAATACCTCTCAAAATAATTTTAAATAAAATATCCCACATGCTGTTAAGCATAATGGGATATTTTATTAATTTAATTTAAATTGTCTATAGCATATTGGGCTTCTTCAGCTGTAAATTGTTCGCCGTGTTCCGATGTTAATTGATCATATATACCTGAATTAGACATAGACATAGTTTCAGCATATGTTTCTGCTTTCTTTAGCGCATTTGCTTTCCAGTCTGCTTTCATATTATCAATTGCATACTGCGCTGCGTCTTCAGGAAACTTTTCTCCATACTCTGAAGTCAATTGTTTAAACACCCCCGCCTTTGACATATACATTGTTGACGCATATAATTCTGCCTTCTTTAGTGCTGCTTTATATTCTCTTGGGACATCTTCAACTACTTCGGTTGCTTCTTCTACTGGCTCTGCTTGTGGTTCTTCTACTTTTTTATCAGTGCTTGCGGCTTCATTTATTGTTGGTTCAACATCATCTTTCCCTAAGCTACCTAGAAGACTAATTAAAAAAATAACCACTAAAATTATAAACCACCATCTTTTGAAAATAGGTTTTTTCTTTTTTACATCCATTACAATATTCCCCCTTATATTTGATACCTCTATAATACCAAATATTTGAAATATTATAAAATATTTTCCATGTTCCATGAACCAACCCAAATGACCGTATGTATAGGATATACTTTTCACTCGACCTATGAATTAAAAATATAAATCCCATCTACATAGTAAATGGGATTTCAGTTCCCAGGTTTCGTCCTGGATTGTTAGGATGATTTTATGAAGTAACCCACTTACAATTATAACTCACAATTACCTAAAAATACTGCCATAAAACTGACATAAAACTGACACGAAACTGACATTGCTAAATAGATCTAATAATAGGCATGTCCTCTTCAAGTGCTCTAATTCCAAATAAACCTATCTTTATTTTATTAATTGCATTATGTTTTATTCTGTGTGCTTGCCTCTCAGAGATGTTTATTTTATCTGATATTTGAATCCAGTTCATGGAGTCAAAGTACTTCATCTGAATAATTTCTCTTTCTTCATCACTAAGTAAAGATAAGCTCATTTCTATGCTATTTATTTTAGATTTAAGCTTTTTAATGTTTTGTGTAATGCTATTTATCATTTCTAGATTTAAAATGGCTGCAGCCTCAATTGGTTGTGAAATTTTATAGGTTTTACAGGTAGAAACTCCCTCATAGTTTATAGCAATTACTCCATCATCTAATTGAATCTCATGTAGCTCCTTTAACTTAATCTCAAGATTAGCCTTAAGATAGTTGTAATTGTATAGAATCTTCTCAGTCCCTTTATAGTAATCAGCCTTCATATCTAGCCCTCCCTCAAAAAAGAAAAATCCCAGGAAGAATTACTTATCCTGGGACTCTTGGTCCTCTGTCTTTTTAATTTTAACTTTATATTTATATTGAAACTTGCATCTTGGACATTTTATTTCAATATCAAAATCATTATGTTTAGTAATAACATTAACTCTCCCCAAAAGCTTATTACAGCTCCTACACTTAATTTCTGTCATATAGCCTCCTGAATAAGTACTTCAACACGAGCATTTTCTGAATAAAATTTACTAACACTAATATCAACTAGTTGACTATCATCATGATATGCAAGCTTATTAAGAGCATCAGTAACAATCTTAATAATATTATCTCCATCAGGCTTCTTAACAGGTCTAACTTCTCCTGCTGCCATCATAGCCTTAATCTTATTACTCTTAGACTTAGGAATACTAAAATATGCAACAATACTAGCTCTAAGCTGACCTTCTAGTGGAACAAATGAATTACCATAACTTAAAACAAAACATTCCTTAACCCAGTTTTCATAATTTAGCGTCTTTTGTGGAGTAAATGTTCCAAATCGTGTTACTCGTGGTCTAGCTTTAGCAACAGGCTCTCCCTTAATTTCAAATGCTATGATAGGCATATTTATATTTTCGCATTCAGCAGCATCAGCTTGCTCTTTTTTTCTTATTAGATAATCTTGGTATTCTTCCATTGTCATTCTTATGGCCAATGTTTCTCACCCCTCTAGTTTGCTTAAGTGCTAATTCTGCTAGTAACCTTCTAAGAGTAGTACTTTCAACTTTGCCCCAGCTACCATCTTCTCTTTTTCTTTGTGCGAAGCAGTCTGGCTTTCCATTTTCTAAGATTGAAACCTTGCTGATTCTATATTCAAAACTCTTAGTCTTAACACTAATCATTTCATTTCCTCCTAGCATGTTTGAATTTATGAGTGAACTTAGCACCCTTTGAATCCCTAGTATAGTAATCTATTTCTTTTTCAATCATTCTTTTATTTAACTTATTTAAGTACTGCATATGTGAAACTCTAGAAACAAATTCTTCTTTAGTCATTTGTATTCACCTCTGATTTACTGTCATACATAGCCTGAGCAGTTTCTCTTAGCTTAGTAATTCTTTTATCACCAAATTTAAATTCTTTTCTTAGTGCAGCTTCGATAAGTTCCTCAGTCTCATCGACATGTTGCTGTACTAATGATTCAAGAAATATTTCAAACTGTCCTAGAGACATTTTGTTTATTTGCTTATACCAGTTTCTTGTTTTCTCTCTCTTCTGGGTTCTGTTCATGATATCCTCCTAGTATCCGTTTTCCTGCCTTCTGAGGTTCTCTTGAAACTTTTCTAGGTAAGCTGTTTCCAAGTCAGCTCCTGAATAACCTAATGTATGAGTTATCGATAATAGAAAATGAAGAACATCTGCTAACTCTTCCAATGTGTTACCACCTACTTTTTTATTATTTTTCCAGTACTTATGTAAATCTTGCTCATTACACACTTCTGCAAGTTCTACTACAAGTCCAAGAAGTCTATGAGTTATAAAATCTTTATGATCTAAATAAAATCCTAGTTTATCCGAGTGATTACTGTTGTAATTCTTAATAACAACATCATCCAGGTATTTCTGTTTTACAACTAATTGATTAAGGTCCATATTCTACTCCTTATCTAAAAAGGTACATCAGCATCATCAAGAGCACGAAATCCATCTGAATCTAAACCCTCAGGTTCATATGTGTTATTTGTTTCAGGAGCCTTATTCTTATCTCCCCATTCTAGGAACTGTACATTTTCGGCAACTATTTCAGTAATGTATCTCTTTTCTCCTTCAGTAGTCTCGTAGCTCCTATTTTGAATAGAGCCTTTTACTGCTACTAGTCTTCCTTTAACAAGATAGTTAGCACAGCTTTCGGCCTTCTTACCCCAAACTTGAATCTTAAAAAAATCAGTCTTTTTATTTCCATCATTACCTTGGTATGAGCGGTCAACAGCTATATCAAAATTAGTAACAGCGTTGCCAGATGAAGGAATGTATCTAAGCTCTGGGTCCCTCGTTAGTCTTCCAATAAGTATCACACTATTCATTAGATGCCTCACTTTCTAAATACAAAGGATGCTTTCCAGAAATGAAAGCTTCACATGTTTCATCAGAATATTCCATAGGATTTATTTTCAATGGTCCATCTTCGAATAAGTACATACATGAATCCTCAAAGTAATTTATGCATTTATGATTTGTGCAATAAGGCATCTGTTTGTTCAAGCTATCTGCTATTTCATTTTTAGTATGCATAGAAACCTCCTCAATGTTAATTTTTGTTAATCGATTGCATTTAGTAAATCCGAAATATTAGTTGGGTGTTCGTTTTGCCACTTAACCATTTTGAATAAGTTTGTAAAAGTAAAATTAGCAGCATATTCAGCACTCCAATAATCATGTACTCTTATAGGCCTATCCTTAAATATTGCTATTTCTTCATCTTTATCTCTTGCAATATATTTATATTCCTTATCTATATTCATTAATATAACTCTCTCTACATCTGATAATTCTGGCTTGCGCTCCCAAATTAACTTTAATCCCTGCTTAATAGTTAATATTAACTCAAGACTATTGCAATTTTTTATCTCATAAATTTTTACTATATCTAATCTTTCATCAATTTTGTGAGCTAAATTAGGCATAATTGATTCAGCTAGTATAAAATCTTTAAGAGATACAAATCTATCTCCTATAAATAAAAACATTTTTCCAGAATATCTAATCTCTACTACATGCTTTCCACTTACCAAATCTCTTTTCTCCATCTTTATTCCTCCTTTGTATTTTGGTTATTGCTTTACTCTTCCTCTTCTATAACATAAAATTCTTTCTTACACTCTTCACATCTGTGTTTTGCCTTTAAAGGCTTATAGGATATATTATCGCTTCCACAAAAAGGACAATTTTCAACATGATCAGCAGTGTACCCTTCAACATAGAAATTCATTATTTTCCCTCGCTTTTTGGTTATATTGCGTTATTACAATTTTAATAATTTCTCACTTATTAATGAATCATCTGCTATCACATATTTATAACCTTTGCTTGATAACAATTGTTGTATCAATGCTTTTATCTCTGCTTCTTCATTTATTTGCTCTAAAGCATTATCATTTTTGAAAAGATAAGAAATTAATAAATTACCTTTTCCGTCTCCATTAGTAGAGCTCACTATTATTCCTCCTCTAAATATTCGTCCATTTCGCTTTCGACATAATGTTTTCCCATATAGTCACATACTCCAAGGTTTTTAAAATCTTCTTCAGTAAGAATGTGCTCTCTATAGCCTTTTCCATCCTCTGCGTCCCAATATCCCAAGGAATAAATTTTGAAAGGTCTTGGCATTGGCATCCAAGCAACCACTGGATTTTCAGTAAGCTCTTCTTTTTTCGTTCCCTCAAGTCTAAAAAAGTTTTCGTTGGCTCCACCCCACCACATTTCAAGAACACATCCATTTTTTAATGTCGCTATAACCGCTTGGTGATTATAAAGAATCCCATCTTTACAATATTTTTCTGGCAATTTCTCAGTTACTGGTATCCAATTCATCTCCATTACTCTCCCTCGCTTTCTTTTCCAGTTTCAAGATTATACTTACTAATTTTCATAAACTTTCCAAAGCTAGGACTATTATTAGTTTCCACTAGCCAATCAATTAAAACTTTGTTTAATCTCTCTTCTAATATCTCTTCTTGTTCTTTTTTGAGTCCATCAAGCCAACCTTCGCAACATTCTCCACATTCTTCGTATGCTTGTTCTCGCACGCTGTCTATTAAATAATCAGCATAAACTATAGGTTTATAAGGCTCTGCTTCCCCTATAAAGACATGATTCTCTGCTATTTCTCTATCTTTTTTTTCCCATTTGGCTTCTTCTATGCAATCCTCAATCGTTGGGCAAGAGTTTTGCCAAACTTCCTCATGCTCGTTAAAGTTCCAAAAGTATTTATTCATACATTTTCCTCCTTCTCAATATCAACCTATTACGAAACTTTTGAGCTTAGTTCTTTCCACTTCTTAAGCTGTGCAGCTACTTTATCTTTTACTGCCTGCTCAGTAGGTCCATATATCATCTTTATATCTGGATAGTTAACATGTGGATTTCTTAGTACAAAATAATATCTATCTTTCTTTGTGGTAGTATCTTTTTTAATTTCCATATAAACCCTCCTACTAAAATTTCATTCTCCTTTGATGGTCGTTTGATGGTCATTTGTATTATCAATTTAATCTATTAATAGCTGATAAATAAGCTTTCCCTGCCTGAATTGCTTTATCTAGCGGTAAATTCTTCTTAAAATACAGTTTGTCTATATATCTAAGTGCCTTATCTAAATTACTCATATAGAATCCTCACTCCTTGAACGATCTCTTTTATTTATAAGCAGGTTCTCTAAGTCATCATTACTAACTGATTTATATGCTCCCTGCAAATTTTGATTATTTTTATTCTTTGCTTTATCTGAAGCTCCATTATTCATATAGGTTCCTTCAAGAACTTTTAAGAAGTTATTAGGCTTAATAAACCAATCAAAAGTAATTATCCAACCACTTTGGCTTTGTCCTAAAAGGAATGGACAATGTTTAATGGTTTCTATTGCTTTAATAACTTCGGATTCTCCATATTCTCTGACCCTAACATTTAGTAACTTAAATCTATTTGTATTAGGTTTAATTGATTTAATTTGAGTTAGCTTTAAATCATTCCATGCATCGATAATATTTTGCATAGAGTACTCTATATCTTTATTATTTACATTATTATCATTATTTACATTATTGATTGTGTCTTTTTGTGGTCTTTTTGTGGTCTCCGTATGGTCTTTTTGTGGTCTCTGTGTGGTCTCTCCATCTTGGTAATCGTTGTAGTTTACTATTGTTAAAGTGGTCTTTTTTTTGTCACTTTTTTTCAAAATCATTTTGTCTTCTTCCAATAAATTTAAAAAGTTTCTAACTTTAGCTTTTGACCATCTCCATCTATCCATGAGTTTTAATTCAGATGTAATAAAACTGCCTCTTTTAACTTCAACCAATTCCTTGCCTAGCAGAAACCTATTATCTTTATGGCTGGCCATCATTATCATGTCAATCCATGCTTCATATTTACTAAATACTCTTCGTTCTTGATACAACCAATGTTCTTGTATACTTCTGTGTAAACTAATCCATCCTTCCAGGGTATTCACCTCCTTTTAAGGGAGGATAAACCTCCCTGTCAGTTTATTTAGTTTCTTCTTGATTTATAACTTCATAATCAGTTTCTTCAGCTTCAAATACATTTTGATTTTCTATTTCTATATCTTCACCAACAACAGTCTTAACTGTAGTAATCGTAGTATCTTGAACAACTTGTTTTGCAAATTCTGCTTTAATTGGAGCATACTTTAATACCTTTTTCAAAACTGTTTTCTTTGCCATTTCATCATAATTTTTACTCCAAGGTGTTTTATCATTTCCAAATGATTTTGAATATTTTTTAGCATGATTTTCTATATCTGACTTTGACATAACCTCAAAACCAAAACCTCCATTTGTAAGTTTAAATACTGCATAATAAGCTATTACTTCTCCTCTGTTACCACTAGCAGGTTTATGTTTAAGAACTGGCTCAAGACCAAATTCATATTCAAAATCATCATTTTCAAATACTTCTTTAGCATAAATATTTGTAAATTCTCCACTTCTATAAGCAAGTTCAATAAGCCCTTTGTATCCTATTTGAAATTGAACTTCTGAAATTTTTACATATTCTCCATTAATTTTCCTATTATTATCAAAAGGTATTAGATAAGCTTGTCCAAGTGGTGTATTTGGTTCAAGTCCTAGCTGAGCAGCATTCATAAGGGCACCTATAAAACTTTGAGGAGTACATTCAGCAAGCTTAGGGTTTACTGATATAGCTGTAAGAGCAATTCTGCTAAATCGTTCTGCTGTAATTACGCTTGGTAGGGCTTTTTTAAAAGCTGGCTCCATAACCTTAATCCAGTCTTTAATTGTCTGAGGCTCTTTATTTTTATTATCTGTCACACTATTATTTGCTTTCTTTGCAAGTTCATTTTTTAAATTTGACATATTATCATCCTCCATTTATTTAATTTGAAATCTTCTACTTGAAGATTTATTAGTGTATTTTTCATATATGTTAGGTAGTTCAGCTTTTAACTTCTTAGAATCTAATCTATTTGATTCAACTGTTTTCCAAATCACTGTCCTATCAGATATAATTGCTTTTTCCGCTTCTTTCATTTGCATTTGAATATCTTGCTTAATAAGTTCCTGTTCTTTTTCTAAAGTCTTAATAAGCTCATTTATTTGGTCATATCTATTAACCATCTCTACATATTCATTCTTATCTATCACAACAGTCTCACTTGCATCACTATCTGGATACATCATCTTTATTAAATCAGAAGCATCACTTGATCCATCAGGAGCTGGCATCTCATTTTTCAATATATGATTCTCATAGAAATCTTTTTCTATATTTATGAGATAATTTATAATCTCTTCATCTCTTTTAATTTCATGTATAGAAACTGCTTCATTTCCAATCAGTGCTGCAATATACCACTTATCTAGGCCAGTAACAGCCATATAATGATGGCATTGTAATTCATACATTGGTGGAATACCTTCTTCCCACTGCTTTTTAGCATATGAATTAGTAACCTTACACTCAAGTCCAGCACTTTCGCCTACTACTAATCTATCTACATTTGCAAGCATCCATTCATGTTCTGGATGCTGAAGTATAGCATTTCTTTTTCTTACTTTCTTACCTAGCATTTCTTCAAATCTTTTAGCTACATAGTCCTCTAAATCCCTTCCTATTCTCATTCTTTCAGAATCTATAGGTTCGCACTTAGGCTCAGTCTTATCAATAAAGACTGAAATAGCACTTTTAAAAGGACTAAGTCCTGCTATGGCTGCAGCATCACTACCCCCTATTCCTTTTTTTCTATACTCAAGCCACTGCTCATAATTTAAATCTAGAGTTTGAATTAGTACCTTAGCTATCATTACTCATCATCTCCTTCATCTTCTGTATCATCTTCATATGAATCATCAAAATAATCGTATCCATTTATTTTCTTGTAATTGTCTAAGCAATATTGGTTATACATTTCATCAAGATTTTGGTTCATTTTATATTCCTCCTGTATTTGTAATTTATGTTTAGGCCCAAGTACCGTTTTCATAGTAGTGGTACCATTCACAGTTTCTAAGTCTTACGCAAACTGTATTATTTTCATCTATCCAACCTTTATTTCTCTAAGTTCTTTTAAAATTTCAGCTAATAATTTTTTCATTTCTATTCTCCTTTCAAATTATTGCAAGAATTCGATTATTTTTTTATTCTCATAATCGAATATCACGCCTCTTGTATTAAATGCCATTCCGTTATTCAACCAGTGCATATATTCCTGCTCAGATTCAAAATTTATAATTACCACCTTTTCTCCACTAAGAATTTCAACTCGAAATTTGTTGTAGCCAACCACATCCCCTATCATTTAAATCCCTCCTCTCTTAATTCAATTCAGTAGTAGAATAAGCTAGAATTTCATCATTAAACACAACTTCTGTATCTTCTCTTTCAATCATTGGAATTATGCCTTTAGTTTTCAGTAGCTCATATAAGAACAATCTTCCTTTTTGGGTCCAATACATATGAGATTTACTACCTACTGTCCCATCACTTTTAGAATAAGGATGTGTCTTAGTTGATGTGTATCCTTTATCTTGAAATTTTGAGTAAAGGAACCATACACCACTTTGATTAAACTGAACTCCCATACCTGCTAGTTTCTTATTCAGAGCAGTAGCACTCATACCATAATCCTTAGCAATCATAGTTGTTGATAATAAATCTTTACACTGCAGAACCAAATCATAGTAAGTAGCTTTAGGCTGAAGTTCTGCTATCTGTTGGTCTTTAATCTTGTTTTCTAACATTAGTTTTTGTGTTTCCTCTGCTTTATCTGCCAATGCTCTAAGTGCTGATGGATAATCTTGAGGTAACTGATTTAAAAGTTTATTCTCTAGCTTGTCTATATAGGCAATTACCGCTTTCCTTACAAACTTTGATTCTCTAACTAAGACCTGTCTTGATTGGGATAAATTTAGGATATACATTGGATATTGTTGTCTATTCTGAGGATGTGTATATTGGGCTTCCAAAATATTTTGGAGACCTATTTCTTCTTCAAATTCATCCCTTATTATTCCTAGCATAGTGTCATGTCTTAATGGAGTCTTATTGCCTTCTTGTTCCCTGTACTGGTTAATTAGGTCTACCAATTCCAAACTTGTGAAATTATCTTTGTTCATTAACATTTTCAAAGCTCCTCTCTAATTTTTAATTTTGTTTCGTTTGCGTTAACTCAGACTCTAAAAAAATTTCTTCAATTGTTTTCCCAAAATAAGAGCTAACAATTCTAGCTTCTTTTAACGAAAAATCTGTTTTACCATTAATTTTATCATTGAAAGTTCTTAGTGTAATTCCAAGATGTTTAGCCAATTGCTTCTGTGATAACCCAAACTCTGCTATTAGTCCTTTTAACTTAGATTGTACTGGCATTTCTTAAGTTCCTCCTCTCTTGTTTCGTTCTTGTTAACTAATTATAGTACACGCAAACAAAACTTGCAACCCTTTTTTTGAAAAAAGTTTCCTCTTTTGTGAACTATTGTTCTTTTTATGTGAATAAGAAATATAATTAAGCTAGAGGTGTAGAATATGAATAAATTTGGAAATATATTTAAAGCGCTTAGAGAAGAAAAAGGATTAACTCAACAAGAACTTGTAGATTTATTCAACAAACAATATCATTATAAATTTGGAAAATCCGCTATATCTCAGTATGAAAATAATAAGCGAATACCTGAGGTAGAAGTACTGCAAAAATGGGCAGAGTTTTTTCAGGTCGGACTGGACTTTCTCTTAGGTAACTCCGACATAAGAAACCCATATAAAGAAGCTCCCGAACAAAAAACGGATGAAGATATAGACCTCTGGCTTTCTAAAACAGATGGGTATAAAGAGCTTCCAGAAGAAGAGAGAGAAATTATTTCTAGCATAGCTAAGAAATTACTTGAGAAGCATAGGAAAGAATAGATTAGGTATAAAAGGGGATGATTCATTTATGAAAAGATTTGTTTATATGGATACCGATACAATTAATTCCTATCTTTCACAGATTGATGATGGATTATTAGAAGCATCAAAGAATTTATTTATAAAGAATAATTCTGAATCAAAAAGTGAATCAGAAACTGAAACTAACCATACCAATAGCATTCAGTTAGGCATTCCTGCTGTTGCATCTTTGGGTATGACCGCCGGAGGAAATTCATCAGAAACTGTTCGCTCAATTTATAATTCTCAAGTTGGCGGAGATATTCTAACAAAAAAACTTCATGATAATGCCTATAGTCTTCTTTATAATCATTTAAACAGTCAAAAACCTATTAAAACTGATATTGCAAATGCTGAAATTGGAGATTATGTACTTATTAAATCTAATTTTTATGTAGTTGATTTAGACTATTTTATTAAAGAAAATTTTATGAATATCTTTATGAAAGTATATCCGCGCCTTATAAATCCAGAATCAACTAACCCTAACATTAACAAAAGTAAACTTAAGAAAGAATTTTCTGATATTGAGCATAGTCTTAATTTGCTTAAAATTATATCTCATGTTCTTCCTTCAAATAAATTTATTCTTTCTAACGGTTTTTTTATTCCATTAGAAGATAAATTTTTTAGAGAAAATATTAACTCAATTAAATTTAAATATCCTGGGGAATCTTATATCTTTGCTGAAAAAACTGGAACTATAGGAAATATTCTTCATGACCAAAAAAACCTCCCCGGAAGTGGAGAGGTCTTGACTACTTTAACAGATGCATTTGACAGCTTCAATTTATCTATATTTAATTTAGTTGGAATAAATAATGGTGATTCGGTACTAAATCCTATTTCTTGGTATTATGAATGGAACTAGACTTTTTTTTAATATAATCATTAGTTTCTCTTACATTTTTATTAAAAGATTCATCAAATTGCTTATTGAACAATTCATTATCTTTAGGAAATTTTTTTTTATTTTTCATTATATAACTCATATTTTTTTCCATTAAGTTGAATATTCTTACTATCAACATATTATCATCCTCTTTGCTTTAAATATATTGTTATCATTATACTTTCTAAAAAAAAATATATCAATAAGTATATTGTAATCACAAAGGTGTAGTCATGGGAAAATTAGAAAAATTATACAAATTAATTGAAAAAGAAAATATCAAGCTAGAAATTCTAAATTCTCTTCCTGATCATATAGATGGAATGTATTTAAAATCTGAATCTAGCTATCCAATAATTGTGATAAATAAAAAATTAGAAAATGACTCCATGAAATTTAAAATAGTTTTGGCTGAAGAGCTTGGCCATCATTTCACTAGTGTTGGAGACTCTAGGGTTATGTTTAACTCTTATACTAGAAGATTGCAGCTGGATAAATCAGAAATAACAGCTTTAAAATGGGCCACTGAATTTTTACTTCCTATCGACAGACTAAAAGAAGCTTTCTTAAAAATGCATAATAGACAGATTGATGGTGTGACTCAGGAACTTGAGGTTCCTCATGAGTTTCTACTGGCTAGACTTAAGTTTCTATCTCATAAGTTCGATTACATTGACTTAGATGATAAGAAAGCAATATTACTTACTACTTTGCCTAACATATGTACAATAGAAAAGATAGCTGAGTAATCATCTATATAAATATACTACTAGGAGGAAATCAATTGATACTTTTCTTTGAAAAATTCGGTCCAGTTGAACAAGCCCTCATAGGAACTCTATTCACTTGGGGCGTTACAGCTCTTGGCGCATCACTTGTTTTCTTTTTTAAATCAATAAATAAAACTATTCTTAATGGAATGCTTGGATTTGCTGCTGGGGTTATGATAGCAGCAAGCTTTTGGTCATTACTTTCTCCTGCAATAACTATGGCTGAAGAACTCGGACAAATAGCATCTCTTACTGCTGCAATTGGATTTTTAGGTGGAGGAGCATTTTTATATTTAGTTGATAAATTATTACCCCATCTACATATGGGATTAGAAACTTCACAAGCTGAAGGTGTTAAAACAAATTGGCAAAGAAGTGTATTGTTAGTTTTAGCAATTACCCTTCACAATATTCCAGAAGGACTTGCTGTTGGAGTTGCATTTGGAGCCGTAGCTGCAGGAACTGGAAGTTCAGCTTCACTAGCTGGAGCTATAGCTCTTGCAATTGGTATCGGTTTACAGAACTTTCCAGAAGGAGCAGCTGTTTCAATACCGCTCAGAAGAGAAGGTTTCAGCAGAACAAAATCATTCTTATATGGTCAAGCATCTGGGATAGTTGAGCCTATTGCAGGTGTAATCGGAGCCTTTGCTGTTGTGAAGATGCAGCCTATCTTACCTTATGCTCTAGCATTTGCAGCTGGAGCGATGATTTATGTTGTTATTGAAGAACTTATTCCAGAAGCCCAACGTGAAGAAGGTGGCTCAAAAACTGATATAGCTACAATAGGTTGTATGATTGGATTTACTATCATGATGGTTCTAGATGTTGCTCTTGGTTAGATTCATATTTTAAGTATAGATAGCTATTCTAATAATAGCTAAGTTGGGTTTTAAAAAAAATTAAAAAATATATTAATTAACTTTGATATAAGTATATTATCCAGGGGGGTGGATGCTATATGGAAATTAATGAGTTTACTTGAAAACAGATTTAAATAACGTGCAAACGATTAAAGTCTGTCTAAATTCTAAAATCGAGGAATAAATATATGTCTAACTTTATAAACGAAAATATAGAGCTATTAATAAATAATTACTTTTTTTTAAGCATATATTTTATTGTATTATCTTTATATTTAGGTGCTACATTTGGTGTTCTATTTAATATACTCAGTTCAATAAAAAAGATGAATTTTATTTATATAAGAAAAAACTATAAAATTATTATTATAATTGCTATTTTCTCTTACATACTAGCTTTAATCATGAAACACTCACCTTTTTTATTAGATTTTAATTTAAGTATATTAATTCTAATTTCATTTAGTTTTATTATTATTTTTATAACAAAAAAAATAATTAAAAATGAAATAAATGATAAAATTTCAACCTCATATGACCATAATCTCCAATGTAAGAAAATCAATAAATTTCTTGATCTGCAAATCAAAAAGTATCCAGCAACAATATATAGCAATGTTTCATATTTTAGAGAACTTTCGAAATATCCGCAATGTAAAATAATACTACTAAAAGAAATTCTTGAAGATATATCTAATAATTATAAAACTCATACATCTTCTACACTTTTATTTCTAACAGGAGCTACTACTACAAAATTAATACCAGAATGGCCCAATGAAGGAATGTATCCTGATTCTATTATTTTCATATTAAAGCTTTTATTTATTGGTACAATTCTAAGATTATTTCTTTTATCTTTCTATCATTTTACTAATAATCCATCCGAAATTGAAAAGAAAATTAATATACTAAATTACTATTTAAGAATTGTAAGGAGGCCTTAAGATTATTGTTATCATGACAAAGGGGGATTAATATGGATAAAAATAATATCCAAGACAATAAAGATATAAAATTCAAGAAAATTAATAGCATAAAAATAAGTAATTTTAGAAGTTTAAAAAATAAAGAAATTACTTTAGGAAATAATCTAACAGTCATATCTGGTAAAAACGGTACTATGAAATCTACATTATTAGGATTAATTGCTCATCCATTTAGCAGTCCTAGTGATGCTAAAGATATTTTTGGTAAACAACTTAAAACTACATTAAAAGAAGTTTTTAACCTAAGTTTAGAAAAAGACAATAAACAATATATTTACTACTTAAATGCTAAAGATATAGATGGAAATGATTTTGAAACTCCAATTCGTGTTTATCCAAGTTCTGATAATACAAGACACCGTATAACTGTTGGTAAATCAAATGAAAAAGGATTGGGGAATTTTTCTCTTAATACCAGCTATTTAAACTTTAAAAGATTATATCCAATTGTTGATACTAATTCTAAGCCTTTGCAAGAAATTTTAACTGAAGAATATAAAAAATTTATTGATCGAGGATATTACAAAATTCTGCAAAAACAAACTTTTAATAATCCTGTATTAGTTGAGGATAAATCTATAAAAACTACTTTTGGTCCTACTGAAACATATTATGATTATGCCTCTATATCCTCTGGTGAAGACAATTTAGGTCATATATTAAGTAAATTATTTGCGTTCGAGAAGAATTCTCTTGGAAAGGATTGTCTTAATGGAATATTGTGTATTGATGAAATAGAAGCTGGTCTTCATCCAATTGCCCAAAAAAAACTTATTGAATATTTATATACTTGGAGCGCTAAAAATAAAGTACAAGTAGTTCTAACTTCTCACTCACTATATCTTATTCAATGTATAATCGAAATGCAAAAAAAGAAAAACTGTGACGATATAGTTTTGAATATCATCAGCACTCAATTTGTAGATGATAATAATTATAATATTATACTAAATCCAACTTATTCAGATGCCTATAAAGAACTTACTTTCCGTGATAGCGAAGAAAACAACATTCTATTTAAACCCGTTATAATAATGGAAGATAAATTAGCTATAACTTACTTAAAGCGTATAATAAAAACTCGTGATATCATAAATAAAGTTGATTTTTTAACAGGATTAACATCAAATGAAACTAATGATGGTATGAGTTATAAAAATATTTTTTTGTTAATAGATAATGGAAAGAAGCTTTTCACAGACACCATTTTTGTTTTAGATCCAGATGTTAATATAGACAAATATAAAGATAATTTAAATGTCCTAAAATTACCATCCATTGAAGACTTATGTATAGAAAAAGCTATCGTTTTCTTTATTTATTCTTTAAAAGGAAGTGACCATTTCTTTGTTAAATATAACAAAGAAAGAGATTCTTTTATATCTGACTTTTCAGATTATAATATTCAGTCTTTTACAATAGTTGATTTACAAAAATCTCCTGCAAAAAATTATAAAAAATGGGCAGCTTCAGATAAAAACTTTGATACATATATAACTTTTTTTATTAATAGGCATTCTAGAGATGAAAATTTTGTAAATTTTAGAACTAATTTTGTAAAGTCTCTAAATAACCTATATGAAAAAAAATCTTTGCCTTTAATTCAATATAAGGCTGGCCAAGAATAATTATATTTGATATCCTTATAAGAGTAGAAAGTAGGTGGTACTATGCCCATAACTCATTCTCCCTTAAGATATCCTGGAGGAAAAACAAAACTATATAAATATACTAAAGAATTAATCAGATTAAACAATCTTAGTGGATGTACTTACGTGGAGCCCTTTGCTGGTGGATGTGGCCTTTCACTCCAACTTCTATATGATAATGTTGTTAGTAAACTGGTATTAAATGATATTGATACATCTATTTACTCATTTTGGAATACAGTTCTTAATAATGCATCTGAACTATGTAAAAAAATTCAAACAACAGAAGTTACTATTGATGAATGGAAGCTTCAAAAAAATATTCAAAACAAAAAAGATATAGTAACTGAATTTGAATTAGCTTATTCAACATTATTTTTAAATAGAACCAATAGATCTGGAATAATATCTGCTGGCCCAATTGGAGGATATGAGCAAACTGGTAATTATACTCTAGATTGTAGATTTAATAAAAAGGATATTATTAATAAGATTATGAAAATATCATCAAATAAGAAAAAAATTCATTTTTATAATCTTGATGCAGAAATTTTTATAAAAAATATTGTATCAAGACAAAAACAAAAAACATTTATTTTTTTAGATCCTCCATATTTTGCAAAAGGTCCAGAATTATATACTAATTTTTACAATGAAGATAATCATACCTCATTGAGAAACACTACTTCTAAAATTAATAAGCATTGGATTGTAACATATGACAATGTCAATAAAATAAAAGAACTTTATAGCGATTACCACATTGAAGAATATAATATTAACTATAGCGCTCAGAAGGTTTATAAAGGTAAAGAAATAATGATATATTCAAAAAAAATAGCTCCAATAATTCATCCTATATCATAATTTAACTGTTCAAAAGCCCTAGGGCTTTTCTTTTTAAATTTATAACGAACTTACGTTTGCTAAATCATTTAGAAAGGAAGATTATAATCAATGAGTATAGATAAGAGAGCTCCTGGAGTATTTAGATTTAGAAAAATGCATAAAGGTAAAGCTTATACAGATACATTTTATGGAAGTGAAAAAGAAGCTAAAAAAGCACACGAAGAATTTATTTACGGAGTTAGAAGAGGAGACTATGATAGACCTAAAAATTTAACATTTCAGGAGCTAACTGATATAGTATGGGAAAATCATATAAATAAAAATTTAGAACCTAATACTGTAATAACATACAGAAACTGTTTAGATAAATTACTCCCAGTTTTCGGTAAAAAAGAAGCTATAAAAATAGAACCTATAACTATAGAGAAGTATTTAAATAAACTCTCTAAAACATATGAACCAGACTCAATTAAATTGTTTTTAGCAGTATTTATGCTTATCTACAACAAAGGTGTACTATGGAGGCTTATTCCTAACAACCCATTTAGTGGAACAATAAGTAAACCTAAAAATAATAAAATGAAAAGAAAAAACAACATGGACGAAATATTATCTATAGAACAGATATCCACTCTAATCAATGCATATAAAGAAAAAAATGTATATCAAAGAGCTGGAATATATTTAGCATTAGGATGTGGACTTAGAAAATCTGAGATTAGAGGATTAAAAACAACTGACATAGACTTTGAAACTAACACTATAAAAATAGAAAGACAAATAAACTCGATTTCAAAAGACAATTACAAGATAGAAGGAGAAAAAGGCCCAAAGGATGATTCGTATAGAACCATAATAGCACCAGAGTTCGTTATTCAGCCACTTAGAGAAATCATATTTGCTAGAAAAATTATATCAAAGGACGGATATATATTCTTTAACCCCGATACACAAAGGCCAGTGTCAAAAAACTTTTTTAACTATACATTGAAAGTTGTAATAGAAAAAAACAAATTGCCTAATATAAGCTTTCATGATCTAAGACATTTAAATGCATCCTTGCTAGTAAATGATGGTACTGATATCCATTCAGTAGCCAAAAGACTTGGCCATAAAAGTGTATCAACAACCATTAACACATACCTGCATGGAATAAATGAAAAAGATAAAAATATAGCCGATAATTTTGACAAAAGATTTAAAGAAATTGAACAAAAAAACATAAAATCTAAATAAATTTGTCCTGTATTTGTCCATAAAAAATTATTCAAATTATTCAAAGCCTAAAACCGTTGAATTTACTATATATTGCCTAGTGGCAATTTTATTTTTTCATTAGTGTATATTATGGTATTTTTTTAATATACATCACTATACAATAAAACATATAAATGTTTTAAACCATAAAAACCGACTTGTAAAAAATAGATTACCATAATTTATAAAAAAATTAAACAGAATTTGTCCTAAATTTGTCCAAACAAAAAAAAGAGAGTAAGCCCTTAAAGGACTACTCTCTTTTAATGCAAAAAAATAGAGCGACATAACTGAGTCATGTCCCTCCGCAAAACCATATGGTTTTTCTTTGTAACAACATACTATACTTGTTTGCTAAATATGTCAACAATATTTATCAAAAAATCAAACGAAGTTTTTAATGTATTAGAAAATTTGTAATCAAAGTCTCTATATACTCTATCAAAAAATTCATTTAAATTTTCATTGATATGTTTTTTTACACCCGTACTGGAAACTATTTTTTGATGAGAATATATTAATGTACATAGTTGTCTTATTCTTTCATTCTTGAATTTATTTTTTCTTGTTTGTTTAGAGATATTATTATCCTTATTTACATGTTGCATCATTTTATAATTTGGCTTATGCATACTATTATTACTAATTAAGTCATTCAAAATACAATTATTGTGTGCTGCAGCATTTCTTATATCTTTTACAGTCATCATTAAATAATAATCGTCTAATAAATCATCTGATGATAATTTTTCAGCACAAAATCTATAGAAAGATAAGAAACTTCCAAATGATATTATTTCAACAAATACCCACACTGGTAGCCTTTGTTCATACTTATTAATTAATGCATTACAATAGACACTTCTCTTATTTCTACAAAATTCTTCTTCAAGCCTATTTTTATTTTTTTCTGTTAATTGGTTTATATATTCTCTGACAATAGTGTAGCCATCTTCATCCTCTAATTTACTAATAATAGATAACAATTTCACTTTAGAAAAGTGTTCAATATTTAAAGCCATTTCTAAAATTATCATCCTTAATCTAGTGTCTACGATAGCTAAATCTACTAAATAAGCAAATTCAAGATTTTCGTACTTACCCTTATTTTCTCCATATTGATATTTTAAAAAATTAGTTCTATATGATCTCAATTTAAAATAATTATTGTTGTTTTCTAAATAAGTTTTTGCATCCGCTTGAGACACTTTAGAAAATCTGATATTTTTAGATTCCAAATGATTTATTTGTTCATCTAGTGTTAATTTCTTTTTCATAATGTGCATCCCCGTAATCATATTGAAAATAATAAAACTATTCTATTTATATTAGAATAGCTTTAATATATCATATTCACAATGTATAGACCATTAAATTATTTATTTAGATGATAATTATTTATTTTATATTTATTACAGGAATTTTCTTTACTGAGTCCCACATAACATCTAAACCATACGCTTTTAAATCATCTAGCTTTACATAATTCCTGTTTTCTTTGAGAATTCTTTCTACCTGTACTTCTCTCCCATTTATTTTCATAGTTATTTTTTCAACCAATTCATCGTCCTCCTTCTTCTTTGGTATAATAAAAGAATCAATCTGATTTGTTGGAATCTCATAATGAGGCCTATCAATGAAAGTTTTCCAGTTTCCACCCCAAGTTAAGCCTAAACCTGCTCCAATCTTTCCTACTTTATTTAATAGAGATACATCCCACTCTCTACCTTTTATATTAATGCATATATCAAAAGCAAGGCCTGATTGATGCCTTGATTTCTTAATGACTCCGTCTAGACTAGTTACAACTGTCATTTTTCTAGTATGAGGATTCATTTTAGTTCTTCCCCAGCTAAAATATTCCCTTTGTGTCTCAGTTGTCCTAAGAGTTTCAGTTACTATAATCGGAATATTAGCTTTCTTAGCTTCACTTATAAGCATTTCTGCCATTGCTTTAACCTTTGGATGTAATTTGTTCAAGTCTCTTATTTGTACTGGCACTGTACCCATCTGGGCCATAATCTCACCCCTATCATATTTATTTAGCTCATATGCTTCAATTACCTTTATTAGCTTTGCTGGATATTCTGGATCAGTAGCATATCCTGCCTCTTTAACTAATCTACAAGCTTCTTTATAATCTTTTTCTCCAACAAGTTTTGAATATCTTGGATTTTCTGTAAATCTATGGACCTGTTCTTTAACGCACGCATTCCAACTAGAATACTTTCTAAAATCAGCTTTTACTATGATTTCCTTACCCTTAATAAATTCTTTCGTATTAACAGTATATTTCCCAGCATCTCCGATGCCCTTTACTCCAAATAGATTATTTGCCTTTATAGCAAGCTCAGAATTTCCAAATTTTGATTCTAAAACACCTTGAGCTAATATTAAAGAATTAAGAACCTTTATCCCCTTATTTTCAACTCTTAGAATATCTGAAAGCTTTATAATGAAGGTTTGTTGATTCATTGTCTATCCTCCAGCAAAAGTTTATCCCAACCATTTTTATTGTAAAATTCAACTACAGTATCGATAATTGCATTAAGCTGCTTTTCAGAAACCTTAATATTATTATCTTTTAGCCATTTAATAACATAGTCTTTTTTAAATGGCCCTATCCCTTTATCTTTAAAAGCCTGCTCAGCAATCTTAACTGTTATATTTATCCAAAATAAAGCCTCTTGCCTTTGCTTTACTGATGTATTTGCAATTAGAAAAGGTACTAGATAATAAGAGATTACGCTCATTATTGCTACTAAAATCAAAGTTATTATATACATTTCCATACCTTAACCCTCCTTATATTCTTCATAATTATTTTTTTCAATCTTTGTTATATTCTCAGCTTTTGCTTTATTGTAATAAAATCCTGTAGCTATAGAAAATTCAGTAAACCAAGCAGGTATTAAATATGAAAGTGGCGAAAGATCTCTTGTAACATAAATCATTAGAAAACTAAATAGAGTAACAATAGTTACTGCCATTGTTACTCCAATTAGAATTATTTTGCTAAATTCCATATTCTTTTGTTTTTTTAATTTTTTTTCTTCTTTTTGTTTTATTCTTAGCATCTCTTGAAGCTCTTCTTTAGTGTAATCCAATTAAAGCAACCCCTTTTGCGCTGCATAAAAAAAGAAACCTACAAAGCCTCCAACCATTAATCCAATAAACCACCTTATTGTAGTTGTTAATTCAGTGAGCTGCTTACATAAATCTGTAATTTTAGTTTTAAATTCACGATTATCAGCATTTATTACACCTATACTAGATTTGATATCATCAATCTCATCTGAATGCTCATCTAATTTTTTTTGATGATTTTCAAACTTATCTTCAATGTTCTTATGCTTTTCAGTACATAGTTTTTCTATCATACTATCCCTCCAGTAAAAAGGTGCTTTTTTTAATAAATAATTAGATTATCATCTGTTCCAAAATAACATAATTACTATCAATGTTACGTACATTAATCCTATTAGTAATAATCCTGTAAACATTGGTTTCTCCTTTTTAGTCAAAATATATTAAAGACAATGGACCACCATAATAAAAAATTTCATTCGTATCATTTATTTTATACATAGTGTTTGTATCTAATTGAGATAATGTATCTGGCTTAATGTATGCTGAACCAGTGTATTTTATTGTATCATCTAATCGTCTATCTGAGGTATTGGTACTAGTACCTGGCACTGTTTGTCTAACAAAAGATGGTGAATATAAAACATGATTATTATCTAAATTTAAATAACTTGGATTGTTACCTACGGATGATATATAAGCCTGGTAGTATTGTCCATTTATAGTAACAAAAAACGAGTGAGCCGTAGTAAAAGCAGTACCACATGGACACCATCCATAATTTGTTTTAAAAAACATAATAGTTATGTTTGAGTTCGCAAGGTTTTGTAAAAAATAAAAATTATTACTAAAAAAGCATTTGTATGTTGAAACGCCAGTACCACTAACATTAAAATTTACATTGCCAATAGCTGGGTCAATAGAATTTCCATTTTTTATTATCCCTACGTAAAAATAAATCACACCAGAAGTTGACCGTAATCTGACTCCAGAAATACCATCTAAAGATAATATATAATTCTTTGCCTCTTGATTAATATTTGTTACACTGTTTTCATAAACCATATTAAAACCATGTCCTAAAAGTTTTTCCTTAAGATCATATAAATATCTGTTTACTAATGAATATGGCCCATCTCCAGGCTCGCCAGAATAAGATATAGTAAATGTATCTGATATTATCGCCATATATTTTCTCCTTTCTAAAGTTTCGTGTAATTAGATATTGTTTTACTAGGGGATATATTATATTTTTTAATTGACGAAGAAAAGCCAACATTTTCTTCAGTTGATAGTTCTTTATTAATAGATATAAATTTATTCAGCATTCCTGTAATTATTTTTACTTCATTTCTCGCTAAACTCGTTACTTCAACCCACTCACTACCATTCCATCGCATTAACTTTTCTGGCATTATGGAGTCACTCCTCCCGTAGTATCAATCCATAAATCGTTATTCTGAGGGTTTGCTGGTGGAGTTGCTCCCACTGCTATATTTCTTAATCCTTTAGGACCTGTATTTCCTGGAACTTCAATCCCATCATCCGTAATAGTTACAGCTAGTCTATCCCCAGAATTACTTTTGAAGTACTCAACTACCATACCTTTACGATCTTTATAAATCCTACCTTTGCTTGACAATGGAGTAGCTCCATCTCCTCTGCCTAATGTTATTGTAGGAACTCTTAAACTGCCAACAGAATCAGTAATCTCTTCAAACTGCATCTGCATAACTGGAATAGCATCATACTGATATACCATTACTGGATAATCTGTTTCTGCTGTATGCATTTCTTTTTGATATTCATCTGTCCAGAACAAAAGCGCTCCATCTCTAGTTGTGTATTGAACCATTGGAAGGCTATCATTTCGCTGAGCTTGCATGAACTTTAAAAATTGCTTTTCCGCCTCAATATAAAATAGAGATTCATCGCCTTTTAAAAAATCTCCTGTTAAAAGGTGGTCTACTGTTAGTTCTGCAATTCTGCCTCTACTTGCATATAGGTTATTGACTATCACTGTCTCAGAAACTACTACGTCTATTTCTGCAGAGATAGCTTCAATAGCAGTTGCTGATAATAAACCGTCAAATTTATAAACTCCTTCTAGTGGGTCAAACCAGAGCTTATTTTTCCACTGGCCATCTTCTTTAGATTGCATGGCCAAGGTATCTGAATTAAACCATGCTCTAGCTTTTTCGTCGCTTCTAATTGCTTCGAATCCCATATCTGGACTAATTCTAATTCCATGATATAATTTTCCTTTTGCAAGAGTATCTCTTTGTATTCTAAAAATATCATCAGCAAGTGTACTAAAAAAATTTTGAATTTCTACTTTTGAGTTGATTTTTTCAAGTGGATTATATTCATAGCTTACTATTCTAACTTCAGTATTTATTTCTAAATCAGGATCTATAACTTTTACTGTATCTCCTAAACCAAACTCTTCAAACTGTCCAAATTCAGGTAATATTTTAAGCTCGACAACATCTATATCATATGCGAGCTTTGGAATTCCATTTACATTTTCTCTAGAATCTACAAATTTTCTTATTCCAATAATATCTTTTCCAATCTTAAATTCTTTGCCTGTTATGCTTCCAAGTCGCTGTAATAAAGAAATGTTGAATCTATCATACTTAATTTCAGCACCTATATACGATGCAAACTCAAGCAAAATAGCTCTACGTGATAGTTTTTCTTGAATTGAAAATGTTTGGATTTGATTAAAATCTACAGTACTAACAGTAAATCCAGTACCTTCTAATATTTTAGAAAGTATATATTCTGGAGTTCCATCCTCAGTAAAGTAGTCTTTATCATACTCTACTTTATTTAATCTATAAGATATATGTTCACAATAAGCTTTTACAAATAACCCTGCATCATTTCTATACTGTTCAAATGTAACAATATCAAAATAATTTTCATCTGCCTCTACTATATAGTTATGATTAATATAATTTTTAGCAGTAGAATCTAAGATGGCTGTAAATTCAAGATTGTATTCCTTATTAATTCCTTGCTTTATTTTTGCATCGAGTATATTGTCAAGATTTACAATAAAGTTTAGATTATTGTCTAATATTTTCATTACTAAACCACCAACCTAGCACTAAAAGTAATTCTTAAAACCTCAAAATTTATATCAAATTTTTGTGTGACCATATCTACTAAGCATGCTTTGTAAACTACCACATTATCATAGTCAATTACTAGATTGTGTTCTCCTTGTAGCCATACTCCAATAGTTCTAATTTTTTCTCGCCTTTCACTTATTGTTCCTAAAATCAATACATCAAACTGTATAGAAATATCTTCATATCCATCAAGAAATTTGTATGTTCCATCTTTTCCAATTACTTTAACTTCTTTATACCTAGGCTTGGGTGGAATGGGTGGCGCTATCGTTTTAATATGCAGATCATAAAAATTTGAATGTACTCCATTAAAGCTAAATCCTATCATGCCATTCCAAGCCCCCTTCCTGTTCTTTTCTGCATATCATACAATTCTCTAGCTATTTTTTTAATATCAGCTTCTTCTCTAACAACAAGAGAAGATATATTAAAATTGTTTTCTATCTTTTGACCTTCGCTAGATTCTTCTCTCACTATTTTTCTTAAATCATCAAGCGCTCCAACAAATTCAGGTCTCTTTTCTCCAACTCCAATTACAGTAGGTCCTGTAAAAATTCCACCTTTATCGTACCAATCAACACCTAGTGTAGGAACTTTAGGAGGATTAAGACTAAAAGAACCATTAATTTTAAAATGCGGTAATGGAATCTTAAACTGTGGTATCTTTAAATTTCTAAAGAATCCTACTATAGCATCTAATCCTCTTCTTACAAGATCTTTTGCTTCTTCAATTTTTACAGAAAAAGTATTCCTTATTCCATCCCACATTGCTGTTGTAACAATTTTTAGATTTTCACCAAACATATTCCAGCTATCTTTTATAACTTGAATAAATGTTGTAATAATTATTCTTATATTACTTAGAGTGTCTGAAATAAATGTTTTAACACCATTCCATGTATTAGTCCATAAAGTAGATATATCTGTACCAAACTTAGTAAAATCGGCTTTCACTTTATCTAGTATTCCTAAAATAGTAGACTTGATATCTTCCCAAGTCTTTAGAGCAAAAGCTTTAACTTCATCCCAGTTCTTATATAGAGCTATTCCAGCAGCTATGAGTAGCCCTACTGCAGCTACAACTGCAACTACAGGTAAAGATATTGCTCCTATTGCAGCACCTAATGGAGCTACTGCTGCACCAATTGTTGCAAAGGTAGTTCCTAATGTACCAAACACAGTAATTATAGATGTTATAGAACTTGCTATTGTTCCGAATATAATTAGCAAAGGACCAATTGCAGCAGCTAGACCTGCGATAACAACCATAGTTTCTTTTACTGGTCCAGGCAAATCTTTAAACCATTTAGCAAATTCTTGTAATTTTTCAGCTATAGCAATTAATGCTGGTGCCATAACTCCCTGCATAACACTAGCTAAGTCATTACCTACAAGCTTCAAATTATTCATTGCTGTAGTGTAGTTATCTATTGGATCAAGTGTTCCTTCAAAAGTTGAATTAACTGCTCCAGTAGCATCTGTGGCTGCATTAGAAAAATCTCCTAATGATAGAGCTCCCTGGTCGAGAGCATCCAACATAAATGCAGCGCCTTTGGTTCCAAAATATTCAGAAGCTAAGGTAAGTCTTTCTGTTTCACTTTCCGTAGTGCCTAGCGTTTCAATTAGCTCACCCATTCCTTCTTGCAGTGTTTTTCCATCCTTAGCAAAAGTAACCTGAGCTTTAGCCATATAGGACAAAGCTTTTCCGCCATCTATACCTTTTTGCTCAAATCTACCCATAACCGCAGCTGATGTTTCAAATTCAAGACCCATAGCTTTTAATTGTGGGGCACCTTTTATAACCGAATCAAATAATGCATCTGTAGAAATTCCTGTATTTTGAGCGGTTTTAGTAACGGCATCTAGTACAGCTGGCAAATCCTGAGCACTTAGACCAAAAGCTTCTATAGCTTGCTTACTGCTTATAGTAGATGAAGTAACATCTTGGCCATTTATTTCTGAGAATCTTAGTATTAGTTCTGTGGCTTCTTCAAGTTCTGGACCTAGTAGCCCGAACTGAGTATTTACTTCACCTATTGCATCTCCGACTGCTTGAATTTCATAAGGTCCATTTCCTGCTACATTATCAAATGAATCTTTAAGACCGCTCATTGCTTCGCCAGTAGCTCCTGTTTTAGTAACTATAGTATCAAGAGCTCCGTCGACTTCATTAAAAGCTACCACTGCGCCTGCGCCAACAGCCAAAATAGGCGCCGTAATGCCCACACTCATTTTCTCGCCGACGCTCTTCATTTTCTCGCCAGCATCTTTTGCTTTATCCCCGAAATCTTTCCATTTATCATTAGTATCTTTTAATTCTTTTTCTAGATTATCAAGTTGTTTGGCTGTAAATTCTACCTCTCTTGCCAGAGCTCTATATTGTTCTTCACCAATTTTACCTTCTGCAAGTTGCTGTTTAGCTTGAATTTGCGCCTCTTTAAGAGTATCGAGTTTAGTCTTTGTGTTTTCTACCTGCTCTGCTAGTAGTTTTTGTTTTTGCGCAAGCGCCTCTGTGTTCTTGGGGTCAAATTTCAAAAGTCTATCTACTGCTTTAAGTTCAGTTTGTATATTTTTTGTACTTTTGTTTACCCCCGACAAAGCACTTTCGAGTTTGGTGGTATCTCCACCAATTTCTATAGTAATTCCTTTAATATTACCTGCCAAAACCTCACCACCTTTTATTTAAAGGCATAAAAAAACCACTCCTAAGAGTGATATACTTGTTAAAGCCTGTCAAAATCTTCTTGCGTTGCCTTTCTAATTTTAGGACTGCCATCCTCTTCATCGTCCGAAGCATTTATGTTATTATATGTGATGCAAAAATCTATAATCTGTCCTATGGTCATATCCTCAAACATTTGCAGAGGCATCCCTCTCATAGATGCCCCTACCATTATATCCTCAAGAGTTACCACATCGCCGGATGACTCATGTTTTTTTTTGACTCCATAGTTGAAGTAAAACTTTGCAGTATCATATCCATAACTTCCGGAAGGATGTCCATTATCGGAAATTCTTCAAACTCATCAAGCCAATCCATAGGAGACGCAATACTTTTATCTGCGGTCTTTGCAAGAGCCCAAACAACATTATAAAATACATCAAAATCTATTTTCCTAAGCTGCTCCATATTTTCAAGTGGATCAGATGATTCAAGATTAATATCTTTAAAAACATTAAGCATCCCCATGATTTCGCTGATTGGATTCTTTCCGAACTGCTCTTTATACCTTAGTGCGAAGGAGCCTGTATTTTTAAGCCTTACTTCTTTACCTGATATCTTTATAGTTTTTTCCATTTCTGCCGCCTTTCTATGGTATTACTGGAGCTGGGGTTATAGTTGGTATTGTGGTTATAGCTTTTGCGTATCCAGCTTCTCCCTCGTTATATCTAACTTTAAGATACCCGTTTTCGTCCCCCATTACTGTTATAGGCAGCGTTTGAGTTTTAACATTTTTCTTACCTTCTCCTGTTTTGTATTCATCGCTAATTTTCCCGGCTTTGCAATTGAAATATATATGTCTAGCTTTGTTTTTATCTCCGTCGCACTCAAATACTAAGGCAAAAGGTTTTGAATTAGAATTAAGCTTTTCTGCAAGACCACCATCTTCATCTCTTATAAAGCCCAATATGTCGATTTTAAAACTATCAGGGAACAATGCCATTTCAAGAGTTCCTTCTGCACCCTCCGATTGTGCTTCTGAAAAATAAACCCTATCATCCGCGAAAAACTTATACATGTCTGATTTTTCTTCTAACTTTAAGGTTACTGCTCCTGGAACAGCAACTGGAGCTGCATAGGTTATTACACCCAATGCTCCTTCTGTTCCTACTGCTACATGCACATTTTTTAAACCGAATTCAACTATATTATTATTCATATTTACCTCCTACAGTTGTATAGTATATCTAACTTCATACATTTTCTCTGAATCAATGTATGTTTCTGTTTTATCCCAGAAAATATCATTATCATCAAATAATTTTTCAATTAAAGATTCGTTTGCTATATCCTTTTTATCTGAATATAACTCAATTGCATAGTTATTAATTTTCTCATATACCCTATTATCTGCTCCAAAGTTCTCACTATTCTCAAAATAATAAACAATAAACGGAGGAATAGGTGCTGGACTTTGAGGTTCATTTTCAAACTTTAAATATTCTACTGGAAGTCCTGTAGATTCTAAAAGTGTATACAACTCTGTAATCAACATCTAATTCCCTCCGCTCTTTATTATTTGTTCTACTGCATCCACAAATTCTGCTATTATCTCTTTTTCTACAGGTGCTATATGGGGTTTAGCTTTAGCTCGCCCACCACCTCTCAGCGCATGTCCTTTTTCCAAAAGATGTGAATGTCTAGTTGTGTTATGGATAGTGTGTACCTGATTTTTTCTATACACATATGTTTTAGTTTGTATTTTCCAAGATTTCGAATAAAACCCTGTATCTTTAGGCGATGTTTCTTTTAATTTTCTCACTGCACTTTTTGCTAATTCAAGAGATTTAACATTAACTTCATCGGCAATCTCATTTGAATAAATTTTAAATTGCTTCGCTAGTTCTCCTGATAAGTTTCCTATCTTTGTGCTAGCCATTCTAACCAACCCTTTCGCATACAAGTTCAATTTCTTCTATGCTTGTGGCATATGTTCTTATCACCTTATATTCTTTTCCTTCAAACTTTACTTTTAGTTGTCCGTTATATTCATACTTATGAATAACAAAAATTATACTAGGTTTTAAACCCACAGTAGCTGCAGCATAATGTTCATTTCTCATTATGCTTTTTACCCCACAGAAAACAGTAGTTAAAATCTCGGTTTTTATACCTTGTCCGATTGAATCTTTAGTTATTAAATTGTCTACTAAAATAAGTTCGTGGTTATATATCATTACACACCACCGCCATTGTGGATTACTAGGTTATGAAGTCTATATTGTAAATGTCTTGGCATAGCGCCTGTATTATCTTTACTTTCATATCTCCATGTAGCTAGATCTACAACGAACATTAGATGATTTGGATTGTTTGCCTCTAGCAATATCCCTTTTTCATCAGTCAGTTCGTGTTTTACCGCTTCTACAATTGCTGTCAAATAGGTATCTCTAACAGGCGATGTAATACCCAATCTCGCTTTAACAAGTTGGAGTATAGTGTTAGTGTCCATCTATAACAACTCCTCAATAATCTCTTTCTTTGTCATATTTTCATCCACCTGGATATCTTTCATTCTAGCTATTTCAACAAGTTTTTTTTTTTTTAATTTTTCATAATCTTTTTCTGATAGATTCGTCTCTTCATCTGATATGTTTCCTTCAATTACTTCTACTATTTTACCAAGAGAGGTAGAGTTCAAATACTCTACCTGCTCTTTTTCAAAATCTACCTCTTGCTCAGCAGCATAAAAAACTTTATCATAAACGAATGTCCTTAATATTTTTACATTCATAATACTCCTCCTACGCGTTAGCTGAATCCAGAGCAAAAGTTACATCTGTTTTTGCTGGCGCTACCGCTAATGCTTCCTGGCTAATATTAATAGCTACAAATGCTTCTCCAAATACTGGTCTTCCGTCATATCTTGCTGT